GTCACGACAAAGTTAACTTTCCTCCTTTTCAGCACTGGAAATTTGATGACAACGACAATTTAATCTGTGTAGGAAAAAGCCATTGGAAAGGTGGATTACTCGATGGCGAGTTCAACAAAGAACACGGACAAATGACTAACAATCTAGCTCGTATGTTTATAAAACTATGTGAAAGATATGCCACTCGTGGCAATGTTAGAGGATATACTTACAACGACGAAATGCGTGGGCAGGCCATCTTACAGCTAACGCAGATTGGCTTACAGTTTGATGAATCAAAATCAGACAATCCTTTTGCCTACTACACTGCGGCTGTTACTAACTCATTTGTTAGAATCATTAATATTGAAAAACGCAATCAAAATATTCGAGATGATATTCTAGAAATGAATGGAATGAATCCAAGCTGGACTCGACAGAATAGTGGAAACGGAGTCAGTGGGGCTGTTAGTACCAGTTCAGTGGATGGCAGTGATTGGGATTGACCTAGTTGTTGTAGATGTGTTACAATAACTAAGGAGATTCTATGAACCTATTTAAAAAAGTAGCTTGTTTTACTGACATACATTTTGGCCTAAAAGGTGGTAGTCGCACACACAATCAAGATTGCGAAGATTTTGTTTCTTGGTTTTGTGATACTGCTCAAGCACAGGGTTGTGAAACTGCTATCTTTCTAGGTGACTGGCACCACAATCGTAGTACTACAGATGTTAGTACTATGAATTATACTGTCAGCAACTTAGAGAAGTTGAGTCAATCATTTGAGAAAGTCTATTTCATCTTAGGCAATCACGATCTGTTCTACAAAGACAAACGTGAGATTAACTCCGTAGAGTTTATGCGCCTGTTTCCTAATATTATTCCGATTAGAGAAACGCTAACGCTAGGCGATGTTACTATTATGCCTTGGCTGGTTGCCGATGAGTGGCGGGACATTCCTAACATCAAAAGCAGATATATGTTTGGACATTTGGAACTGCCTAGCTTTTATATGAATGCCATGATACAGATGCCAGATCATGGCACAATTCAGTCTGGGCATTTTGTAAATCAGGAATATGTGTTTACAGGACACTTTCACAAACGTCAACACAGTAGAAACATACATTATATCGGTAATGCGTTTCCTCACAACTATGCCGATGCAGGCGATGACGATCGTGGTATGATGATGCTAGAGTGGGGTGGAGAGCCTGAGTTTAAGTCTTGGCCTAGTCAGCCTACCTTTAGAACATATAAACTGAGTCAGATCATTGACAAACCAGATCAATTGCTACGAGAACGTATGCACTGTCGTGTGACTATTGATTTGCCTCTCAGTTTTGAAGAAGCCAATTTCATCAAAGAAACATTTATGCCGCAGTACAAACTGCGAGAACTCATGTTAATTCCGGAAAAAGTTGAAGTTGATGCTAACTCAACTCCGATTGATATCAACTTTGAAAGTGTAGACACCATTGTGATGAATCAGATAAACGCCATTGACAGCGATACCTTTGAAAAGAGTCTGCTGTTGGAGATATATAACGACCTATGATTAAGATACAGAATTTAACCGTGCGTAATTTCATGAGCGTAGGCGCACAAACACAGGCCATTGATTTTGATCGAGGACAACTTACATTAGTCTTAGGCGAGAATCTTGATCTAGGTGGTGACGATAGCGGTGCTCGAAATGGCACAGGCAAGACCACAATCATCAACGGCCTGAGTTATGCTATCTATGGCAATGCATTAACCAACATCAAGAAAGATAATCTTGTAAACAAAATCAACAACAAAGGCATGTTGGTTACCATGAGTTTTGAAAAAGACGGAGTGGACTATCATATTGAACGTGGTCGTAAGCCCAACGTTTTAAAGTTTACTGTCAATGGACGAGAACAAGAAAATCTAGATCAAGACGAAAGTCAAGGTGACAGCAGAGAAACACAAAAAGCTATAGAAGATGTGTTTGGTATGACTCATGACATGTTCAAACATCTTGTGGCCTTAAACACTTACACAGAACCGTTTCTGTCAATGAAAGCTGCGGATCAACGAGCCATTATTGAACAGCTACTGGGCATTACCTTATTGAGTGAAAAGGCTGAGGCTCTTAAAGAATTAATCAAGATCAGCAAGGATTCTATAGTTACAGAAAATACCAAGATTGAAACTATAAAAATATCCAACGATCGCATACAACAAAGCATAGAGTCACTAGAACGTAAACAAAAGATGTGGGAAGAGCAAAATGAAACCAGTATCACTAATCTTGCCAGAGCCATTGAAAAACTTCTAGACATAGATATCGATCAAGAAATTGCCGCACATAGAGCATTAGATGTCTACAACACAAAACGCAAGACCATCAACGATCTCACCGGTTGGATTAAACGATGTGAGCTAGACGAAGCTAGAGAAATTAAGGAGATGGATAAACTTAAAGCAGATATTGCTAGTTTAGAAAATCATACCTGTCATAGCTGCGGACAAGGTTTTCACGACGATAAACAGATAGCGTTATTAGAAAAGAAACGCAAAGATCTGCAAGAAACTGCCTTGCAGGCATTGGCAACTAATACGCAATTGTTGGAACATACCGATGCTGTTAAAGAGTTAGGTGAACTAGGTGAAATGCCCACAGTGATCTACGACAATCTAGAACAGGCCTTGAATCACAAAAACACACTCAGCGGATTCGAGCGTGACATAGAAATCAAAGCAGGGGAAACCAATCCCTATCTTGAACAGATTGAAGAATTAAAACACACCGCATTACAGGTCATTGACTATGACAATCTTAATAAAATAATCAGAATCAAAGATCATCAAGAGTTTTTGCACAAGCTACTGACCAACAAAGACAGCTTTATTCGTAAACGCATAATTGATCAGAACTTGGCCTATCTCAATCAACGATTGACTTATTATCTAGATAAGATTGGCCTTCCGCACACTGTGGAGTTTCAAAACGATCTTACCGTGATCATTACACAGTTGGGGCAGGATCTAGACTTTGACAATCTCAGTAGGGGTGAACGTAATAGACTTATATTAAGTTTGAGTTGGGCATTTCGTGATGTGTGGGAAAATCTATATCAGGCCATTAACCTATTATTCATTGACGAACTGGTAGATTCAGGTATGGATGCCAGCGGTGTTGAATCAAGCATTGCTGTGCTCAAGAAGATGACACGTGAACGCAACAAGAATGTTTTCCTAATTTCACATAGAGACGATCTAACCAGCCGTGTTAATCACGTGCTCAAAGTTATCAAGGAGAACGGATTTACAAGCTACAGCAACGATGTGGAGATTGTTGCTTGACTACAGAAGCACACGATAAAATGATTCAGGCCTTCCAGGAATATTTTAAATGGCAGGATCGGTTTGAATACAAAAATTCAGACGAAGCAGGCATCAAAGCAAGAAACGCACTATCAGAAATTAGAGATCAAGCCAGCATACGAAGAGTAGAAATACAAACAAAGAGAGAAGTACGCAAACAAGCCAGAAAAGGCATGGTAGGCAGGCCTCCTAAGATACATAAGGGATGACATGGTTGTATAAGAAAAAAATCGTTGAAGAAGTATCAGAAGAATATATCGGATTCGTATATCTTATTACCAATGTCGTCTCTGGACGCAAGTATATAGGCAAAAAACTAGCAAAATTCGCTAAAACAACATACAAAACAATCACACTTAAAAACGGCAAGAAGAAGAAAAAGAAAATTAGAGGCAAGATCGAAAGCGACTGGAAGGACTATTATGGTTCTAGCGATGCGCTAACAGCAGACATACAGGCACTAGGCAAAGATAACTTCACCAGAGAAATACTATTTTACTGCAAAAACAAATCAGAATGCAGCTACATCGAGGCAAGAGAACAATTCAAACACAAAGTTCTAGAATCCACTGACTGGTACAACGGTCACATACAGGTTCGAGTTCACGGCTCACACATCCTCAAAAAATCCAAAAAGTAATAGACACACACTACCGCAAGGTACTATTAGGCTCAATAAATTCAGGCAAAAGACTGCCAAATAAGCCCGCACCGGCGTTGTTAGTGTGCCCTTAAAGCTGGATCTCGGATCACAGTCAATGGAATTCCCTACTTGGCAGAGGGGTTGTACAGTAGTATCCTTAACAGGACCACGATCGGATATGCCTACGGAACCGGTTTACTGTACAAAAAAGTATTAATCAAGGCTAAAAGAGGGTGAAGAACCCACGGCTGTAAGTATGTTAGCGTATATTTACAGACCCGCCGTCGTATTAAGACGCAGCTAAAGGTACCGGACGACCGCCTTAGTAATGCTGTAACGCTATGTGACATTGTGCAACTCAGATAATGTTCATTTTTAGCCCGTCAGGGCTAAGTGTGACTGAACAATCTAGATAATATTTAAAGTGCTTCGCACTTAGTGTAATCAATGTTAAGAGAAAGAAAATTCGTTGAGCGATAAGCGAAAACGAATATGAGCTTTAGCTCATAGATGTAATAAATAAACTATAATCTTTTAGGAAACTTTAAAATGAGAATCAATGACCTTTTAATCGAATCAACTAATCAGCTTGATGAAGGACCTAAATTTAATAAGTTTGGTCAAGCTATAGGTAATGTAGCAGGAATGGCTGCAAAAGGTATTGGTGCTGTTGCTGGAGGCATTGCTGGCCTAGGTGCTGCTGCTAAAAAAGGATTCCAAGCAGGAAAGTCACAGGTAGCTGCTACTGATGATGGCACTACAACTGGCAAACCTATTGCAAAAAAAGCAGCAGGTGGAGGAACTTCTACTCAACCTAAAGGTTTTATAGCGGGTGTTAAAGCAGGACAAAATCAAGGATTATCAGCAATTAACGATCCAAATGTTATTGGCAGTTCATCTAGTGGTGCAGCAGCAGGCGCAGAAGATCCAGCAGCGGGAACAGCATCTGATACGGCAGCGACACCAGCTAAGCCGGCAGCAGGTACAGCACCTGCAACAACTCCTCCTAGTACCACAGATATCAACAAGGCTGGACCAAAAGGCACAGCCCAAGCAAAACCAATACAAGGTACTGTGGCCAAACAGGCAGCGGCTAAAACTGGAGCAGCACTTGCAGGTCAAGATCAAGCACAAGCCGGTCAAACAATGTATTCTCAGGTCAAGGCCAACATTGACAAGCTAGATAAAAAAGGCAAACAACGTATTCTACAACTGTTACAAAAATCAATGGCAGCACCAGCAGCAGGTGGAGCAGCACCAGCTAAGCCAACAGCGGGTGGAGCAATGGGGGCTATGGCAGGACAACTAGCCAAAGGTGGAGCAGCACCAAACACTATGGCCAACGCTCCTGTTAGTAAAACTAATACAGCAAAGCCTGGTAATCCAAATGCTGCTCCGGAAAAAGCAGCACCAGATGCAACTACCACAGCACCAGGCGGTGAAAAAGTTGTTGCAAATCCTGTAGCAACTGTTGGAACTAAACGTGCTGCTAACATTGGTCAGCAGACATTTGATACACAAACAGGTAAATCATTACCTGGACAGGCACTTAATAATGTTCGCAAAAAAGCAGAATACGGTTCAGGCGCATTGGGCGGAATAAGGAAAAAAATTAAAGCAGGTGCAGCACAACCAGAAATGGCTAGCAAAATAAACACTGGCAGTACTGTACTCGAAGGGTTTAGTCTTTTTAGAAAGAAATAAACAAAATAAAAGGACTCCTAGGAGTCCTTTTTGTTAGAAGAACGGTAGTTGTGTCTTCTTGGTAGTTTCTAGATTGTCTTTAATAATTTCGCCTATAATTTCTCTTTCATCCCAACTGAGATTCATGGCTTCGGCATAGCTCATACCACGCATATACCAGGCCATTTGAAAAGCTTCTTTTTTGATCTTCCGTACCTCTTTTTCCATCTTTTCGGCTTCTTGTAAGATCTCCGGTACGGAAAGTTTTAAGATCTTACTGCGAAAAAATTTGATTGATCCATTGTCACTGGCATCAGAAATTCTGTTTCACAACTGGTACACTTGACTTCTTGAGCAGGAATATCAATCTTGCTTTTTAATGCCTGTACATGGTCTGCAATGGCATTGAAAATTTCTTTAGGTGAATTGTGAATAAAGTTTTTTATTTCAGTTGCATCAGTTTCAATACCATCTGGAGTTTCTATCTGTGCCACGCATTGAGCAATTACATCAACAGTTAGTTGTGTGAGTTTGCTAAAACTCTTGCCAAACTTGTCTAATTTTTCTTCATCGCTGAGAGTTTCGTCGTTGATAACACCAAAAATGCGCTGTTGCTCTAGACTTTTTAAACTGGTCTGAGTCATTTCTAAATAGGTATAGGGTCTAACATAAACAGTTAATGGATCTACTGTAACCTTAGGATCAAATTGAAATTGATTTAATTTTTCCAACCAAGTGTTGAGATTGATTTCATAATCATTTACTGCTTCACAATTTGGGCAATTTGTACTAACTTCCATTTTTTCCCCGTAGGTTGCAATACGTACAGCTACCAATGCCGCATCAACATCAATGCTGGGCATCTTCCATGGGTCTTGAATTGCAGGAATACAACTGCGAAGAACTTCTACAGTGCTTTGTCCGTTTAACAATGCATCTGGAGTTTTGAACATCAGTTCATCTTTGGCGGTCATTGCATAGACAGCATAGTCTCCTGTGGTGCTTTTATCCAAAGCATCGTTAGCATAGTATTCACCCTTAGAAGGCAACCTAATATAGATTTTAGGTTGTCTATACCAATTAGACAACATGGTCTTCTTGGGCTGTTGGTTGTTTTCCATAGATTTGATCTCCAATAAATACTATTAACGGTATCTTATTTATATACGTAGTTTTTCCGGAAAAAATAAATGGCTCAAAAAGTAGAAATTGACATTCCTGGCATTGGTAAAATACTTGCCGAAAATGCCGCATCGGAACATACTTTAGAAGAATTGTTGAAAGTGATGCAGGGCATCCAGAAACAATTAAAATCTTCTCAAGGCCCAAATAACAAAGCACCGCCACCTGGCAAAGCACCGCCACCTGGCAAAGCACCACCTGCAGGAGCATCCGGAGGAATAACTCCTGGAGCATCTGCTGCCGCAAATAAAGCTCAAGGACAACAAACACAACAGATAGGAAAAAGCAGTAAGGGATTGACAGCATTGGGAATAGCCACAGGTGCGGCATCTACTGCATTTAGCAAAGTGACAACTGGAGCAGGTGTTGTAGCTGGTAGCTTTCTAAGTCTAACACAATCAGCATTTTCTGCCGCAGGCCAGCTGGCCAGTATGGGTAACAGTTTAACTTCTGCAGCCAGTTCGTTCAGTATGATACCTGTGGTAGGACCAATGCTTGCAGGTGTGTTTGGCGCAGTAGCAGCAGCAGCCGAAAAACAACTGGGATCTTATCAGCAATTGGCCAGCGTTGGTGCAACATTTGGCGGCAGTATGAATGCCATGACCAATGCTGCTTCCGGTGCAGGATTAACAGTGGATCAGTTTAGTAAGATAGTATCTAGTAACGGCCAGGCCATGGCTGAACTAGGCGGAACTACAGAAGCGGGAGCTAAACGATTTGCCGACCTTGGCAAGAAGATGAAGCAGAGTGGCCTAGGTGATGAACTGTTACGATTGGGATATTCCACTGAAGGTATCAACAAAGGAATGGCCGGTTACATAGCTACAATGGGATCTAGCGGCAGGCTACAAGGTGCTAGTAATACTCAACTGGCACAGGGTGCTGCCACCTACATGAAAGAACTAGATGGACTGTCCAAGATTACAGGACAAAATAGAGAGGACTTGGCCAAAGAAAGAGAGAGATTGGCCAAAGATGCACAGGTAGAAGCTGCTATGCAGCATCTGGATGAAAAGCAACGATCAGATATGTTGACTTACATACAGAGTTTCCCCAAAGCACAACAAAGCGCCATTAAAGATATGTTGGCCACTGGCACCATTACTTCTGAAGAAGGTGTAAAAATGGCAGCCATGTATCCCAAATTGGCCAGTCAGATGCAGGCACATGGTCGTACATTGCAGGCAGGAGGTCAAATCAGCAAAGAGTCTATGAATGCTACTAGGAACGCAGGTATCGAAGAAGCAAGAGAACGTAACAAGACTCTAAAAAGTGTTGGACAGTTTAATAAAGAAATGGGAGACACCTACAGTGGCGGTGCTGAGTTAGCAAGACAAAAGATTAATGGATTGTCCCAGGCCACAGATGAACAAGCTGAGACATTAAAAAAAGCCAATCAGGCAGAGGCGTTAGAAAAATCCAAACAAAAACTTGCAGAATTCAGTAATACATTTACCAACTTCTTGGCCAGTAGTGGTCTAATTGATGTGATGATGGGTGCAATGGGCACACTGGCAGAGGTAGTTGGTAGTGTGTTAATACCTGCAGCTAAACTGTTTACGGCTGTGCTTGGAGTTGCTGTAGGCATTGTCCAAAACTATGTAATGCCAGCATTTAGAATTCTAGCAGATTTTGTAACTACTGCTGTGGTTCCGATAATAGAAAAATTAGGCGGTATTATTGGATCTATGTTAAATCCTTTGTTGGAAAGCACAGGAGGAGTTCTTGGACTATTTGAAAGTTCACTTTATGTAGTTAGTGATTTTATTGAAGACAATCTAGAACCTATACTAGCAGTGTTTATGGGAGTAATGATTGGACTTACTGCTGCCAAAGTTGTTGCTACTGTTGCCGCATGGGCTAGTGCAGCCGCTGATACAGCGAAGACCCTTGCAGCCTGGGGTTCAGCAGCAGCTGACACGGCCAAAGCAGTGGCATCGTTACCATTTATTGCATCGTTGGTAGCCATGGCAGCGGGAGTATGGACTGCTGTGGCTCCTTTTCTAGCAATAGCAGCCCCTGTACTTGCAGTTATAGCTGTTGTGGGGCTATTAGTATACGGTGCTAAAAAACTAGTTGATGGTGTTAAAGGTCTAGGAATTGATTTTAACGTCTTGAGAGATGCTGTTAGTTACGTCGGCAGCATAATGAAAACAGTATTTTTGCAACTTAAAATGGGAATTTTTAAATTATTAGATTTAATTCCAGGAGTAAGTTTCAAGAAAGAAATACAAGAAGTTGAAAAAGAATTATCAGCCGAAGGTCAAAAGAGAAATGAGATTGCTGCCGATATGGGCAATCAAATGAAAGCAAATAAAGCAGCAGATGCCAAAACTGCTGCTGATAAAAAAGCTGCTGACGAGAAAGAAACTGCAGAATCTGCAGCTAGAAATAAAGCAGCCGCAGCAGACAAAGCTAAAGCTGAAAGAGAAGCTCTTAGAAAAACAAATCCAGAAGAAGCTAAGAAGCTAGATGCAAGAGACAAACGTGATGCAGCAATAGCAGCACGTAACGAACAGCGCAGTAAAGATGGCATTGCAGCCAAAAAACAAGCTGAATTAAAAGCAGTTGGGGACAAAACTGAAGCTGAGAAAAAAGCAGCCGAAGCCAAAACAGAAACTAAAGAAGTTGATCTATCCAGTCCTATGGCCATGCTTAACTCGTTTAGCGCACAGCAGAACGGATTCTTTGCTAACAATATTAAAGCGGCACAACAGCAACAAGAAAAAGAAAAAGCACTGGCTTCGGCAAGATCAGAAGTTCAAGAAGCAGATAAAAAATATGCAGCTGCCAAAACTGATGAAGAAAAGAAAGCAGCACTAGAATCTTTAAACGCTGCACAAAAACGTTTAGACACTTCAAAGAAAGAAAAAGAAGAAGCTGATAAAAATGCCAGCAAACTTAAATCAGCACCCGGTACACCACCTTTAAAGAACGGCAAAGCAGAAACGCCTGAAGAAATTGCTAAAGCAATGAAAGCTGGAGGTCTTAGTGGAGGTGGTGGTGGTGCTGCCGGAAAAGCATCAGCAGGAGGCGGTGGTGGTGGTGGTAGCGGAGGCGCGGCCGGAGGCGCTGCATCATCATCTTCCGGTGGTGGTGGAGGTAGTGGATCTGCTAGTGGAGACCTTGGTGGTCCAAAATTACCAGCTGTGGGTGACAAACAACCAACTGGTGCATCACCAGAAGGCATGCAGGCTGACGTTGGCGACTTATCAAAATATCTAAAACTTCAACCTGGAGTAAATCTACAAGGCCTGGAACCTGGAGTTCAAAAACGTCTTGCTGGAATGGCATCAGAATATTTCAATACTACCGGTCAAAAGATGCAGGTTAATACTGCCTATAGAGATTCAAAAGAACAAGCAGAATTATTTAAAAAGTATGGATCGCCAAGAGCAGCTCCTCCAGGACGTAGTAAACACGAAGTTGGTCTAGCTTTTGATATAAATTCTGCAGATGCCAACAAAGCAGTAGGTCTAGGTCTATTTGAAAAATTTGGTTTTGCTCGACCTGTGAGTGCAGAAGCCTGGCACATAGAAGCCAAAGAAGCCAGGGGAGGATCCCCTGACAATCCTGCAGCACCAGGTAAATCTGTAAAAGTTGCAGGAGCAGGCGGGAAAGAAACTAGTCCAGATACAGGTAAACCTTCAGCAAAAGATGGGGGGATTGTTAAAGGTCCTATGAGTGGATTTGATGCTGAATTACACGGCACCGAAGCTGTGGTACCGTTGCCAGGCGGTAAAAACATTCCTGTGACTTTTAGCAATATGCCAAAAGCTCCTGATCTTGGAACTTCTATGAAAGTTGCATACAATCAGCTTAGAGCACAATTAGATAGCGTAGATTTTCTGAGAAGCGGTGATTCCAAAAATACGTTTGCTGATACCAGTCCAGAGCTTGTTGAGAAGACTGAGATGATGAGACAAAAATTATCGGACATGGCAGCAGCATTACAAGGCCAAGGTATTGATGCAGCAGCTGAGTACAATGCCCCAGATCCAGCAGAATCTGCAATGGGTTCTGTAACAAGTCTACTGAAACGTATAGAAATGGCTGATGCGGCCAGCAGTGTTGCTGGACCAGAATCCAATGCAGCCAACAAAGGCGGTAGCCGCGGATATGACAATTCCAACGACGTTGAAACCCAAACTGGTAAACAATCACTTGGTCAAGATGATTCAGTATCACAGCTGTCTTCGTTAAATAGTAAGTTGGAACAATTAATATCTATCAATAGTCAATTGGCCAACATCAATAGTGATCAGCTACGTGTGCAAAAAGGATTTAGTTTTGGTGACATGTTTAAATCACCTGTATAATTTGGAAAAATAATGAGCTGGAAAAAATATTTTACGCCGATAAAAATAGAAAATCAAACAGGATCGATGAGTCCCATTGGGGGTGGCCGTCCGGGTCCGGCTCGTGCAAACTATTCTAGTTTTTTACCAGATGTTTATGCAGGAAGTCCTAATCGTGTTGAACGATATATGCAGTATGATACCATGGATATGGATTCAGAAGTCAATGCTGCCTTAGACATACTTGCAGAATTCTGCACACAAAAAGACAAAGAAAATGCCACACCGTTTCATTTTT